ACAGACAACGTTTCTTTGAACCAGAATTGGCGGAAATACGGGCTTCCAAAGAAAGTCATATTGCATTAGCGTCAAAGTACAATACTGACCCTGCTTATATAGGCAGGTTGCGGCGGATGGGATAAGTAGGGGTTTTCGAAATGGCAGGATTACGGGACAGTTTTGCTCGGGAAGAATACGAGGAAGAAGCAGCACGCAAGCGGCCCAAGACACCTGCCGGTTTTGATAATTCCCAGGACTTCCTGCAGGACATGCGGGAAAAGTATGAATGGGGTTACGGCTTCAACGAACACAACGTCATCGCCGGTAAGGAAGACGCCAAATTCACGGTCGGCAATCAATGGGATCCCGTTGTTGAGCAACGTCGGAAAGACCAGAAAAAGCCCGTACTGACATTCAACCGACTGATTGCCTTTGTGGCGCAGATCGTCGGCAACCGTTTGATGAATGAAACGGAAATCCGCGTATTTCCCGATAAGGCAGGCACGAAGCCGATAGCCGAAATCCGCGAAGGGATTATTCGATCAATCTTCAAAAACTCCAATGCCGATTTTGCGCGCGACGAAGCTGCGAAATATCAGGTCATCGGCGGCGAAGGTTATTTCAGCCTAAGAATTGACTACACCAGCGACGACGTATTTGAGCAGGAAATCCGCCTATCGGCCGTCACGGATCCTTATGCCTGCGTCATGGATCCGCTCGGGATTGAGCCAAGCGGCGAAGATTGCCAATGGGGTTTTGTCGGTGACGACATTCCGCAACAGGAATTCAAGCGCCGTTGGCCTTGGGCTTCGGAAACCTCCTTCATCGGTGAAAAATCGTGGAACCAAACAGGCTATTGGTTGAGCGGCGATACCGTCCGGATCGTGTCCTATTGGCGCATGGTCACGGAAGGCACGAAAACCCTTGCGCTTTACAAGGACGGGACCGTTCATGACGTTACCAACATGGAAGAATACGAATATATCCAATTCGTAGAAACCCGAGGCGATGGAAGCCTATATACCCGCGAAGTACCTAATCGCTTTGCCCGTTTGTATATCTGCGCCGGTAACGACATTCTGGAAGGTCCATTCGACTATCAGGTTTCGTCGATCCCGATTTATCGCGTACCAGGTTGGGAAGTAAACGACGGTGACAAGCTGCACCGTTGGGGACTAATCCGATTCCTCAAAGATCCGCAACGGCTGCACAACTATTGGCGGTCGACAGTTGCAGAGCAACTTGTAGCGGCACCGCGCAACAAATGGTTGACGACGCCGGATGCCGTGAAGGGGCACGAAGCCAAATGGCGGCGCGCACCAACCGCAGATGATCCATTCCTGTATTTCAACGACGGTGAGCCCGTGCCGACGCACGTTCCGCCTCCTGGGATCGACGCTGCACTTGTCAACGAAGCTGGCATGGCGTCACAGGATATCAAGGATATCTCGAATATCCACGAAGCCGGTTTGGGCATGCCTAGCAACGAAGTTTCCAAGGTTGCCATTCAGCAGCGGCAGCAGGTTTCCGACGTAGGTACCTACATTTATGTGGACCGGCGTCGTCTTGCCGACCAGCGCTGCGCGAAGAATATCAACGAACTGATACCCTACATTTACGACACAAAGCGCACGTTGACGATCATTGGCAGCGACAACAAAACGACGTTGATGACCATTAACGATCCCTCGGATCCGAATTCCGACGTGACGCTTGGGAAGTATGGTATCACCGTCACGACCGGTCCTGCCAGCGAAACAAAACGCACACTTGCTGCAGAGCAAATGATGGCCTTTGTGAACGCAATGCCGCAGGCAGCAGCCGGTGTTATGGATCTTGTCGCAGAAGCGCAGGATTGGCCGAAGGCGGACGAATTCGCCCGTCGCTTCAAAATGCTCCTGCCTCCTGGCACAATTCCGGAAGACGAATTGACGCCGGAAATGAAGAAGATGCAGCAACAGCAGCAAGAAGTGCAGGCATTGCAGCAGCAGCTTGAGCAGAAAACCGCCGAAGCGAAAATTGCTAAGGATATGGCGACGGCTTCAAACCTTGAAGCGCGCGCATACCTTGCAGAAAAGCAGGCATACAAAGCCGTCGTTGACGCACAGGCACGCATGAAAGACGTCGACGGCAAAAACGAAGAACGCAGCTTGAAGGCCGAGGATATGGAATTCCGTCAAACGATGGACGTCCTCGACCAGCACAACAATTTGGTGGGCGAAGATCGGGACTTCGACCAGCGGACCAAGGAAACTGAAAAACCCGAAAATGGAGAACAGAAATGAAGCGATTTAATGGAATTTCACCAATGGCGTTTGCCACAAGCAATATTTGCTTTATCACTGCGGAAGATCCCGAATTTGCAGCTTTCGAAGCTGCAGGCGCGGTTGAAGTAGGGGAACCGGATCTTGCAGAGGAAGAAGGTGAAAAACCCGCTAAAAAGGCCGCTGCAAAACCAGCCGCTAAACCCGAAGCAAAGCCAGAAGCAGGCGAAGGCGCTGAAAATGCCGACGATGCCGGTGAAAATGCCGACGATGCCGGTGACGGTGACGAAGAAGGCGAGGACGAAGGAAAGAAAAAACCTGACCCCAAAGAAAGCCAGATCAATCGATTGAAGCGGGAAAAGGCCGAATTGGCGCGGGAAAATCGCGCTTTGAAAGCCGCAAGCGACGCAAAATTAGCAGAACGTTTGGAAGCATTAGAAAATCGCTTGCAAGGAAATAAAAGCGGTGATAATTCAGGCGCAGGGAAAATTTCTCCACCGGATCCTACCGACGTAGAGAAATACCCGCTCGGACGCCTTGATGACCGTTACATTGAGGATCGGATTGAATATGGCCTTCAATTGAAAGCCACGGAACAAGCCGATGCGGTCCTGCAACGTGAGCAGGAAAACGAGCAACAGCAATCTATTCAACGCGAACAGACTGAATTGCTCGGGAAAGTCGATGAACTTTCCGCGAAGGGCTCCGAATTATTCGACGATTTCCAAGAAACCGTTGTTGAAGCCGGAATGCGCGGAGATTGGGATTTATCTCAAACGACTTTCGAAGCGGCGGCAGAAGCCGACAACGGTGCGCAAATTCTTTACGAATTGTCGCAGGATACAAAGGAAGCAAGCCGTGTGGCGAAACTTTCCCCTCTTGCTCAATTGAAATACGTAAATGAGCGCGACACCGAAATCGGTAAAGGCAAAGCCCCTCGCACAAAACCTGGGGCAACACCACCGCCACAAAACCTTGCTCGGGGGGCAAATTCCCGAACATCAATTAACCCTGCGACCGACAATCTCGACGATTTTGAGAAAGCCTGGGAAGCAGACGCAAAGAAGTCACGTTGAAACGCGGATAAGGATATTCCCTATCCGCAAAGGATAGGGAGTATTTCAGATGGGTGCAGTAACCACCGAACAGCAAAAGCTTGTTCTCAACGCTTTCGCAATGACCTTGCAAAACAACCTAGTCACCGCTCAAGCCGTTACCTGGAATGAGTATGACGGGGAAATGGACGACCGCAACGGTCTGCAGATCCTTGAACAGGTCACTCCGCGCTACAACATCACACGCACCGAAGGCGGTGTTAAGGATCTTTCGGCCGGTACTGACGGTACCGTGTTTGGTTCCGAACTGTTCGAAGTCACCGGCACGTTCAACGCCAATATGGGTTGGGGCGATTTCGTCAAAATCAAATCCATCGGCGCGGCACGCGAAAGCAAGGCACTTCTCGGTGCGGCAACCAGCCTCGCAGAAAAGATCGACGCCTACATCATGGGCGGCGCGGTCTTGGCTTCCGCCGATTGGACGGGTGACGGTATCACTTCCATCGACGAATGGATCGACGCGGAAGCTGCATACGTTCGCTTGAAGGAAAATGGTGTTGATGACTCCGAACTTTCCTACATCATGAACTACACCGACCGGATGAAGTTGGGCGACCAGGTTGTCAAATTGCCTGCACCTGACGGCTTCTCCACCACGACATACCGTAAGGGCTTCGATAGCGAAATCGACGGTATCAAGACCATGTTCACCAACCAGCTTCCGGTAATGACGACCGGTACTCGCCTTGCAACAGCGGAAGCGCTGATTAACGGTGCGAACCAGAACGTCAACTATTCGGCAGTTGCGAAGGCTGGAACGGTCAACGGCCGTCGCATGACGCAAAACCTGGTGTTGGATACCGCAGGTACCAAAACCTACAAGGCTGGTGAAGTGTTCACACTTCCAGGCGTCTTTGCTTTCGACAACCGTAAGCAGGCTCCCGTCACTCCTGCACGTTTGCAGCAGTTTACGGTTGTCGCGGATGCCACCGCAGTTGCCGGTGCAGTGACGCTTGTAATCTTCCCTGCAATCATTGTCCCAGGTTCGGGTGCAGGCGATGACGTCAACATCAACACCGCACATGCTACCGTAACGGCAGCACCGGCCGATAACGCCGTTCTGACGTTCCTTGGAGCGCCAAGCACTGCATTGTCGCCTCGCGTCCTGATCCAGAAGCAGTCGGTTGTAGTCAATACCGTCCCGCTGATCTTGCCAGCGTCCGACACCTCCATGCGTCGTCGCCTGACGAAGATCCCGTTGACTGTCCGTATGTGGCAGCACAGCGACTTCTATACCGGCGCGCACGGTGTCCGCTTCGACGTGGCATTGAACTTCAATATCCGCGACCGCTCTCGGATTGCCCGTTTCAACGGCAGCTAATCGGGGGATTAGCCGCATTCCGTCCTGTTCTCCGGATGGAAGTTGAAAGGCCCTGTTTCGCTCCCGCGCGGAGCAGGGCCATTCCGGCAAGTGAGAACATTCCGTTGGGAGAATTGAAATGAATGTTCGGGAGCGTTTTCGCCCGCAACCTATGGGAGTGAATGGTGCCTACACTATTCGCGGCACCAACGTTGGCGGGTTTTTAGCAACAGTGACGGGCACGCTCACACTTACGGATCCGGACGGAACTGTACTTGTGAACGCGGTACCTGTGACTGCAGGCGTATATACGCCGCTTCCGTTCGTTTTCTCGACCGCGCAAGGTGCAGTCGTGCAACTAGCAGGCGGCGCAGCAGGTACATTGGCAATCTGATATGCTGATAATTTGGGCAGCTACCCGTCCTGGATCACCTAGCGGTGCTGTTTGGATTTTGGCGCTAGGTGTCTGGAACGACGGCGGCGAATGGATCGATACTGACGTTTGGATTGACTAATGGCACGGCAAATTATCAATAATGGTGATACCGGGCTAGTTGCCAGAACGAAGCT